AACTTTAGTTGAAGCATTTTGATTATAACTTTGACTGCCTGACATTGTTGCTTGAAAAGCTGGTGTGTTAGCAGATTTTAAATGACTAAAATCTACTCTTTTTAATGTTCCAGCATCAGAAATTAAAAGTTCGTCTGTATCTGCTGGTGTTGCACCTAAAGCAGTTTTTCCAGAAATTAAACTATCTGCAACTTGAGCTGATCCAACAGATGCGTTTGGTGGATTAACAGTTTGTAAAGCTCTGCCAAGATAAACTGCATACATGGAATCTCCAGATTGAGTAGCACTTGTCAAAGTTAAAGTTGTGTTTGAAGCAGTATATGCTTTACCAGATCCAGGTTGTTGAACTACTCCATTAATAACTAATCTAATATCATTCTCATTACTTACAGCATGAGATAAAGTATAGTTAGTAGTAGCCGAAACTGAAAAAGTTTCAGTTAAAAAACTTGCATAATTTTCTGCAGGTGTATTACCTATATAAGCCATTAATTAATCCTATGTAATTTCCATTATAGAAAGCGTACCTGATAGTTTATCAGCTACAGAACAATCTACTTTAATTTCGTCTGTTGCTTCTAATACAACTTTACCACCAGATAAAAGCTCTAAAGAACTTCCTGCTGGGATTGATACATCTTTAACTAAAAACGCTGTACCATTTGCAGTATTATTAGCTACAGCTCTATTTGCTGTATCACTAACAAGTTCTACTTCAACAGTAACTGCTGTAGTATGAATGTTAGTAAGAATCAAGCCAAGAACAACAGTTGTTGTACTTCCTGCTACAGTATACATTTTATATGGTGTACCTGCTGATGCTGGTTCGGCTGCAAAGGTTACTACCTTAAACGTATTTGCCATTTTTTATTTTCTCCTTTTTATTAATTTAACTTATCCAAGTGCAATTGCAAGGGCTGTAGGGTCGTCTGTTACAAATCCTTGTGCTGACATTAGGGTTACTACTCTTGATAAAGCTGCTTTTCTATTTGTACCACCAGCTCCATCATCTACTACAATTAAATCAGATGTAGTCAAATCTGCACCAATATCAGTTCCTCCATCAATATCCATAGCAGCTAAAGGTAAAGTTCCTGTATCACCAGTTCCAACTAAAGTACCAGCTGCTGCAGGTAAAACAATTGTTGCTGATGTACCAACTGAATGGGCTTGTGCTTTTAATATTTGACCATGTGAATTAGACTCACAATTAAATTGAATAGAACCTGGATTAGTATTACCTTTAACAGTAACATGACCTGTGCCATTTGGTGTTAAATTAATATCTCCATTAGATACAGATACTATATCTGATATAACTGGAGACGTTAAAGTTTTGTTTGTTAAAGTTTGTGTACCAGTAAGAGTTACATCTCCAACATTAGATGGTTGTACAACTGTAAAAGTAATAGAATCTGATCCAAGACTAGCTGAACTATCAGTAGTACATAGAAAAAATTTATCTGCATTAGCTGATCCTTCTTGAACAATAACCATTTGACCAGCAAGTTCTCCAATAGCATCAAATTCTGTATCTCTACCTGCATTAGCTCCACTAGCTGCTACTGTATAAATACCATTTTGTGATGCAGTAGATTGGTTTTTAACTAATACTCTGTTTCCTTCTGCAAGTGTAATACCATCTAAACTATCTCCAGCTTGTAAATCTGTTGCTGTTGTTATATTAGCTGTTGTTGCAGCTCTACAAATAATTCTAGTTTTTAATCCTGTAACTAATCCATCTACATAAGTTTTAGTTGCTGCATCTGAACCAGATGAAGGTGCTCCTAATCCAGTAATAGATCCACCAGATATTGATACACTGTTAGCAGCTTGAGTTGAGATAGTTCCTAGTCCTAAAGAAGTTCTAGCAGTACCACCATTTTCAGCTACCCATGTTGATCCATTACCAACAATTAAATTACCATCTGTTTTTGCTAAGTTACCAATCGCTGTTAAATTAGCATTAGAAGCACCTTTAGCATCTATTTGATCTTGAATATTTGAGCTTACACCATTTAGATGTCCAAACTCTGTGTTAGAGATTGTACCATCATGTATTTTAGTTGCTGCGATTGCAGCAGAAGCATTTATGTCTGCATTAAGAATTGCACCATCTGCAATTTTTGCAGAAGTAATTTGTGAATCTGCTATGTGAGCAGTGTCAATTGATCCATTTACGTAATGTTCGGAGTCTATTTGATCATCTGCTATTTTAGCATTAGTAATTTGATCTGCAGCTATATGTGCTGTGTCGATTGACCCATCAGTATAATGTTCGCTATCAATTGCATTATCTGCAATTAAAGATCCTACTATTTGGTCAGCAGCTATATGGGCAGTATCAATACTACCATTTGTGTAATGTTCAGAATCAATAGCATCATCTGCAATTTTAGTTCCATTTACAGAATCAGCACCAAGTTTAGCAAGGGTAACAGCTCCATCAGCTATATTTGCTGTTGCTATAACACCAGTAGGTATTGAGTTATTTGTTTTAGCTAATACACCAATATGTATACTTGTAATGGCTTCACTAGATAAATTTCCTGAATCCCAAGTTACATTAACTGTTGTGTTTGTTGAAAAGGATGTACTAGATATAGTACCATATATTGTGCCTGGCGTTGATGCTACAGCTTTAACTCTACGTCCAGCATGATAAATAGCTGTTACATTTGCTCCATCAATAGTAAATGATGTAGCTGATGCATAAGTAGCTGTATAAGTACCTGCACCATCACCATATTCAATCCATTCAGCTTCATTATAATGCTGTCTAATATCTGCCATAACGCTTCTAAAAGCATTATTTATATTAGATGGTAGCATTCCTTCTGCAACTGAAACTGCTCCTGTTCCTGTAGCTGTATTGTTTGCTGATGTTGTATCGTATTTACCTAAAAATGTTCCTGCCATAATTTACTCCATAAACCATACGAATGCTTTATCGCTTTCGTTATTATTTTTATTAACTAAAGTGTTAATTGCTTCTTCTATTTGTCTTTGGAAAAACTCTTGTGTTTCCATTGAATATCTTACGTTATCTATATCTATTGAATCTGTCATTATCTATATCCTGCTTTAGATGCTACAATGTCTATACCTTGTGCATGATCAAAACTTGTTCCAGCAGGTATCTTAACATTAGCTCTAATATATCTACCTGATTGTCTAACAGGATTAATCCCACTTGCTACCATAGAAGATGAACTAGACTCTGTTTCTGTGTCTGCTAATCTTTCTCTAGTTTTTACAGTAACTGTTGCTTCTGCATCTACTATTGGTCTAATTCCTTGAACGTTTGTTCTAGCACCAGGAAAAGCTTCTATTTCTGCTGTTTCAATTTCGCATTGATTAGAATTTCCTGAAAAGATTGCAGCTTTAAAGTCACCATCTATTCCACCTAAAAACATTTGTCCACCATTCCAAAAGTCTGTATCAAGGTTAGCATTAATTTGTTCTAAGTTTTCTGAAATAATATCCATTAACTCTACTGTATATGCTCCTACAAATTGTGGAAATATTTGACTAGCATTAACTTCTGCTAAAGACCATTTTTTTGTAGCATAATTATATATAATAATTCTATCACAAATACCTGTTGTATTATTAGTATTATTTACGCTTGGGTACAACCACATAGCTAACTGATTAAATGGATCTGTTGCTGCTACTATTCTATCTGAATATGCTTTGTTTAAATTAAGATCAAAAAATCTATTAACTTTTTCTACTCCAATAGGTACTACGTTATCACCTTGTATTTCATAGAAACCATCATCTGCTAAAAAAAATACACGTCTATTATCTTGACATACTGTTCTTCCAAATATGGCTCCTCTGTTTGGAGATATAACTGATAGTCTAAATATTGTTGCACCACCAACATAGTCCATACGAACTATTTGATTTTGCCTAAATACATATCCTACCTCTCCAGAAGTAATATGTACTATTTGTCCACCAGATCCTGGTAAGTCTTGGAAGTCAGATTGTTTACCTGACCATGTAGTAATATCATTAATGCCAGACCATTGTATTCTGTTAGTAGCATTAGTTATATTACCTGTTACCAAGAAGTCTCGAACAACTCCTGAAACTCTAAATAAAGGACAAGTACCTGCTGTTTGAATAGAAGTAAGAGCAGCAAAGTTTGTAGATGTTCCCATTAAATAAAATTGAGCTGCATCTACTCCATTACTTGCAATTACGTGTTGACCAAATTGTGTAAATGTCCAATAATCTTCATCATCTCCATTTAAACTTCCTTTACGAGAAGTAAATGTTCCTGATGCTAATTGAAATATATCTGTTTTAGTTGCTGCAAAGTTATATACAACATTAGAGTTATCTCTAAAAGAACCAGACCCATGTGCATCTTTACCTACTGTTGATGATGCTGAATATGATACTAATGATGGGAATCTTTTATAAGATCCCAAAGCATGGTAAACATTAGTTGCTACATTTGCACCTTTCATACCATGTTCTGGTTGATCAGGCATCCATTCACCAAAAGGTATTTGCATTATTTTCCTACTTTTTTAACAGCTTTTTTGTGTGCTTTAGTAAAACTTAAACCAGCTTTCATATCTCTAACCATCATATCCATATGTTTTTTGGAATGATGAGCTGATGCTTTTTTTAATTGTTTTTTTTCTTTTTTATCAATCATCTATTTGCTTTCTTTTTTAAAACTTTTTGTACTCTATTAATCTTTTTAAATAAAATAATTTGTCCTTGTTGAATTTGTAAAATTTCAGTTCTCATTTTAGTTGTTTCATTTAAGTTCCAACCAATTAATCCTATTGCTGCTGCTAATGATAAACCTACAATTTTATCTTTTAAATCCATTATCTACTTCTGTAAAATGATAAATCTGTTTGTATATCTGTTCTTTGAGTTACTGGTGCTCCACCATAAGAATCTTGTTTGTCATTATTTTCACATCTTTCCATAGCAGATATATACATCTGTAACCATTGTTGTACTTGGTTAGGATCTATACCACCTAAGAAGTTTGCTGCATGATATAATGAACCATACAAATAAATACCTGGATGCTTGTTTAAAATGTAATTTGATGTATTAGAATCGCTAAGAGCTCCAAAAGCTTTATAGTATGATAAGTACCCAGTATAAGCAGTATCAGGGGCAGGCCCAAAACGTAAAGTTTCTGTTTCATTATCACTTTCTATTGTATAAACTCTAGGTCTACCAGCTGTAGATCCAGCTTTTATTTCAAACATATTATGAGGAGTTATATATTCTAAAACGTATTTGTTACTAGATAATAAAAGATATAAAGATCTTACTCCAATAAAACCAGTAGGAACAGATTCTGTTTCAGAGTCTATTGTAATAGCATCTATTTGTTCCATCTGTCGTATTCTTAACTTAGCATTAAAGTCAGCTTCAGTTAGTGCAATAAAATCTGCAATTTGATTAGTCAAATCAGATCTATTTAACCAATCTGCTATAGATGATTTTAATCCTGAAAATGTTGTTAATGCCATTATAAATTTCCTTCAGCTGTTCTAAAATATCTAAACTCATTACTATTAAGTTTAGTTCTCATTATTTTTCTTTGAATTTCTTTAGGTAATTGAAACCAGTTATTAGTTCCATTATATTCTTTAGCCCATATAGAAAGTATTAAAGGTGGTATACTTGCCACTCTTTTCATTTCTTTAGCACCAGATATATAACCAGAATCATGATTATATAATGCTTTGTTTCTTTTTAATAAAGGGTTTACATCTTGAGAGTTATTGATAGTTAATTGACCATCAGACTCTTGGATGTATTTAGTCTTTACTCCTGCATCATATTCAACTGATCTTACTTTACTCATAAATTATTCAGTTAGTTCTGTAACGTATAATTCTCCATCAGATCCACCAATTCTAAGTACTGCAATTTTTTCTCCAGCTGATACTTTAATAGTTTCAACTTCATTTGCAGGTAATAATGTAGTAGTTGCTGCTGCTGTTGGTGCTACAGCTACTTGTATATGACAAGCAATAGTACTAACTACTCTTATATATTCTGTGCCATCTGTAAAAGCAGAACTTACAGAAGATGAACTTCCAGAAGTTAGTTTTAATACAGTTCCATGTCTTAATCCATAGTTCATGTTTTGTTCCTTTTGTGAGGGGATGTTGCCATCCCCATAATTAATTATCTTCTTATAACGTAAGTGATTTCCATTTTAGATGCATTTGTAGAACCACCATTAGTAATTGCTTCAATTAATGATCCTTCTAATACCTCATTTAAAGCTGAAGGTTCTACAGAATATTTTTTTCCTGCTGAACTTCCTGCTATATGACTAATCGCTGCAGTAGTACAAGCCACACCATCTATTTCAAAAGTAATAGCTGCTGTTCCTGTAGTAGTTGCTTTGTTATTTGCAAAAATTTTAATAATTCTACCAGCGTCTGGTACAGTAACAAATGTTGAAGATGCTGCTGATACGTCAGGTATTGCTGATGTTATAAAGTAATCGTTTAATGTTCTCATTTTATTATCCTATTGTTCCGACCATAACCTTTCTCTGATCTTCAATGTTTAATTAAGTACTAGGGGAGTAGTACTAAGGTTACCCCCCTAAATACGTGTATCTATTATGATGTAGTTAAGTCTGCTATTAAGCCAGAAGCTGCTTCGTTTCTAGATTCTAGAGTTGCTTCTACAAGAAGCTGTCTTTTCTCTGAGTCACCAGTCTTAGCAAGTTCATGCATTGAGAAGTCTCTCAAGAACGCAATTCCCCAATATTCCATGTCTAGTACATAAGCGTCTCTATCTCTAGAGAATCTATTAGGTACTACTTGCAATTGACCGAAGTCAGATGCGTACACGTCTACTGAAGTGTATAAAGTTGCGTCTGCACCAGCGTCAAATCTAGTAGAATTACCAGTAAATCCTGATAATTTTTGCTTGTTGAAAGGCCCACACATAATCATAGATGGGTCTCCACCAGCATTCCATACTGATTTAATTACTGATTTTAATTGAGATTCTGTGAATGCTCTTTGTGTTCCATCAGTTCTAGCAGTGTTTCCAAGACCAGATCCTGTTGTACCATCTGCAGCTTTGTCATCATTAGTGATAGTCCAAGCTCCAAGCGTTCCCATTTTTCTCGCAGTTGTTGCATTGCCACCTACTTCAGCAATGTTGCCAGTAATAGTAGCTTCCATATCTCTTTTAAGCTCTTTAGCTCTTTTAGCGATTTGGTATGCAATTTCTGATGCTCTACCTGCTTTATCAACAGACTCTTGAGTTCCAGTAATAACTACAGTTTTATCCATAATTTGAGAACTGTTAGAAAGTCTAACTGTTGCAGTTGATGCATCTAAAGTTGCTTCGTCACCTTCAATAACAGCATTGTTAGTAGCTGCTGCTGCAAGTGAGTCTGTTTGCCATTCGTGAAGAACTGCAGTTGCTTTTGTTTTAGCTGCAGAACTTAGGAAAGGCGTGTCTGTAGGTGCTATCGAATAGATAACGTCTGAAAGATCTTCTCTTTCACCTACTGAATCATACGTGTCAAACGTATTAGTTGGTTGTGCCATTGTTTATTTCCTTTGTTGAGATTTAAGATTAATCATATCTGCTATTGCTGACTGAGCATCTCTTATGTGACCAGTCTTTCTTAGCGTCTTGATTTTATTTCTTACTTCCTCTCTACCTGAACTAACATTCGATTTAGCAACACCAGCTTTTAAAACTTTAGGAGCATTAGCAACCTTTTTAGAAACTATAGGTCTTTTGTCTTTTTGAGACTTAAAACTCATAGCATCTTTTGCTACCATTAAAAATCTATGGTCTGCAAGGCTACCTATCTCTTGGTCATTAAAACCATAATCACGTAACGAAGTACGCATATTAAGTTTAAAAGAGTCAGCTTTATTTGGATCGCTAAACTCTGGTATCTTTGTTGCAGCTAATTCTTTTTGTGTTTCAAGGTAAGTCTCATACTGTCTGTTCTGAGCTTCTCTTGCACTACTTTTTAAAGATTCAATGTGTTGCTT